GCCATTGCCAGAGTCAGATGCGTTAGCAGTAACAGTAACGCCAGAAGTATTTTTGGCTGTGATCTCGTAAGTGTTGGTGCCTGTAACCAAGCTAATTTGATACTCTTGGTTTAAAACTGCGGCAGTAATATTGCCGCCCAAACTAACAGCGCCTGATATTGTTACAAAATCACCCGTTACAGCGCCATGGCTTGAATCGGTTGCTGTTATAGTAGATGACCCATTGCTGGCCGCGAAAGTTATTCCATTGGTTGTGGTGGCTCTAATGGGAGTTACGTCATTATAAGCCTGGCCTTCTTCAATGTAATATTTATTGGTTGTACCAATACCGAGGTATCTTGATCCGCCTAATGAAATCCATGAATGGAGCGCTCTTGCTGATCCTGTGAATGTGCTTGAAGTTAACTTTTCCCAGCCTCCAATTTTTTCTGGTCTGCCTTTTCTAAAACGCACAAAGTTGCCGTCAACCCATCCGTTTTCATTGGAGTAATTAGTTTCTTCTTTGTTTATTCCAGGCTTAAAATTAAATACAGTTAAGGGCATAACCAGACACCTTTAACTATTTAAGCCAATCTAATAATCGCTGCGCTACTAGAAGCACTTGGAAATACGACCGTAAAATCACCAGCTGTGCTGGTTTTGTCTCCTCCAAAATCGATCGCAGCAATTGCTTTGTTTGAATTTGTGCTGTTGTATAACAAACATCCCCTTGCCGTTACCGTAGCCGTCCCGAATGTTAAGTCAGCAAAATCACATACAGCAACTGAGCCAGATAGAGCCGGCGTCACATTAGTTAAATTAGATCCGCCAGCAGTATAATTAGTTCCACTGCTCTGGCCAGTTGTTACATAGGCCGTTGTTGCGGCTCCAAGTGTTGCTGAAGATGTATAAAGCGCCAACTTGATAGTGTCGGCACCGTTTGTTAGATTATGCCCCTCTACAAGCAATTCTTGCTTGAAGCTGTTGCATATAGCAGATGTAATTGCCATGTTATAACTCCTTAATAATGTCGGCCATGTCCAAGTGACCTTGGCCTCTTAATAAGTTTACCACAGTTGTTCGATCTGAGGCGATTCCACTGCGGATCCCTCTTAACACTATATCATACACCGCGGTCTTAAAAGCTAAAGCTTGTTGCTTAACATGATCTGGAGCGTGCTCCGATATTCCACAAATTTTGTTGGTTACTTGCGCAGCCCAAAATTCTGGATCGTGCCCTTTGTTCTCAGTAGTGTGTACTCCCACCTTTCCTAGTTTAATAAATGCGTCACTCATCCTTTAAATGGCTCTGGTGGCCTTGGTATTGTTTGTATTGTGGTTTTGCCTGTTTCTATCATCTGGTCCATTTCTGATTTATTACAAACAAACCATTCGTCTTTGTCAGGTATAGCAATCTTAGGATCATCCAGCCTGTGATAACCATACAGCCTATCTTCCATGGGCACGTCAGAATCTAATAATGATGACCTAGGGCTTACGCCGACTTTAATTTCTTTTTCTATACACTTAGACAACCAAAACTCTACACAAGCTCTGCCCGCCTCGGCAAAATGTAAATTGCCTTTGTAGCTAAAATCTATACCAAACAAGTCTATTTGTTTTACATTATTCCAATACGCAAAAGCTATTGCATAAGCGACCGTGTTGTTCATATATGCGCACCTAGTAGCTGCGACAACCTCATTAACCGGATATTCAACAATTCCAGGAACACGCTCGTCTAATACACAAGAATAAATAGGTATGTTTAATTTTGGCAATATTTTGCGCATTACGTCGGTTTGTTTGCCAGCATCTTCAGTGTCGAAAAAACGGCTTGCTGGGTCCATCATAAACAAACGGTCTAATTGAAAGACGGCAGCTGAGCTGCCGCACCCCCAAGTTTCATCCCATTCGACCGAGTTTTCTCTGCCTATAACATAGTCAATTTGGGATGTTCCTAACCCGATAAGAGCGACGTGAGCGCCCTCAAGATCTCTTATAGGCTCCATTACGAAACGCCTTGTCGAAGGGAATCGTACCTATATTCGTCGCGTTGTTTTCTGCCTTCGCTTAGATTTTTCATCCTAGCCAAAGCTTCTTTAAACCTAGCCTCAAAATTCGCCAAAACATCTGGTGTTTCTTTTAAGAAAACAGCAGCTTCGACCAACGTGCCGTAAAGCAACGCATCTGGGTAATCAGTAGAAAGCACCGTTGTTCCGGAATCAGCGCCAGCAGTCAAACTGGCTGGTTTGTATAGATAATGGATCTCAACCGTATAATTTGAATCCGGTATCGGGCTTAACTCAAAAGCTGTGTCGTCAAATAAACTATAGTATTTAGGGCGCCCAGTAACCGTGGTTGTAGGGCTGTATTCTTTTAAAAAACTGGGATGTTTGAAATCAAGATAGTAATACTTGCTGCTAGATATTACCGCTGCACTGAACGGCGCGTAAAAGTCCGTTGGTGTCGCCAAAAACCTATTAGAAGCTGTCGCAGTACCTTGCACATTTTTTCTTTGTACAGGCAGCTGTACGTTGTTAAATATCCGATCTTCCGCTTCTTTAATTAACGTATTCAAGCTGTTAGTAAAAGTAGTCTCCGTAGACTCCATATAATCTTGAACCGTTGATTTTAATGTTGCTAATGTAAAACTCATGTTATTTCTACCGTTACCTCCCCGACACTACAAGATATTTCGTATGTGTCTAATTGTGTTCCAAGTATACCTTTGTCTACATTAGTATAAATTAAAAATTTCTTATTGTCATCAGAAGTATCTGGCCTTGCGTTTTTCAAAGCTTGGGAGTCTGCCGGATAAGGCTTTCTATCTAACTGCGGGTGTTTTGGTGACCATTGATCGGGACCTACCAAAAGACCGTCCCAGGTCATTTTCATGTCTCTTAGCTTATAACGGAAGCCTGTAATGTCGCATATTCCGTAAGCATTTTTTCCACTAGCTGTTGCCATGCTTATGCAGAATTATAACCGCTTAGTCTCGGAGCAACCCTAAAACTTGATCGGTCCTCATCTTGTGCTTTGGCGCGGTCAAACTCTTCCTCGTATAGTTGTTTTAACATACCAGTTTTTTCTGGCGCTTTTTTCAAGCTCATATAATAAGCCAGACCAGCGGCTAAACACGGATAAAACCGAAAGGGCACGTCTAGCGTGTTTGCTCCCACGTCCGCGTCATCCATCCTGGTCAACACATTCATATAAACCGTATAAGTGCTAGATTTGTCTGGCACCGGCCACACCGTGATAGTTGGTGTTGTTTGTTTATTAACAAATACCTGGTTTGGTTTTCCTGTAGTAGATTTTGTAGCCAGGTGGCTGTATTCAGCTCGGCTCATTCTATTTAAAGGCGTGTCTGTGGTTGTGTTATTTGCTGTTTCTCTTATATAAATATCTAAAATATCAATCGGAGCTGTGGCGTTTGTGCTATCAATGTTATAAGTGCCTGTGTCCTTCACCATAGCAACAGTTTTTTCTGTTACTGTCCATTGATTGAGGCCTCTATTTGCCCACTCAGCTAACATTAAGTTAAGGCTTCTTGTCGCTGATTTTAAATCGTAACCAGTTCTAAGCTCTAGCCCACAGCGCTCAAATGCCTCTTCGACATAATCCGCTACGTCTAGTTCAAAATCTTTAGATCCAGATACAGCCATATCTATTTACGCCCGTACAACCCACAGTTGCCCATAGGCTTCATAGCAGAGCCGCCCTTGTTCATTTTTTTGGCTTTGCCGCCATAGCTCATTCCCATAGCTTTTTTAGCTGCTTTTTTACCCGCTTCTGTATACGGGAATTTTTTTCCATTAATATTTGGCATAATTTACTCTCATCTCATTATTCTAAGCCCGCCCAGGCCTCGATTGATATTTGAAATACCCATAGGAATCCTAGGTGTTCTCGGCGCTGGCGCTGGTGCTGGTATAGCTGGCGCTGGCGCTGGTACTAATGGAACGTCTTGAAATTTATCTCCATAAGGACCACCAGCAACCATTATTTGATCTATGTCAAAAGGAGGAGCTGGTACTGGTGCTGGCGCTGGTACTGGTGCTGGTGTTGTTATATCACTTGGGTCTAATTGCAGCGAAGGATCAAATCCACGTTCCCTAAAAGGATCGTATGCACCCAACATCGGCAGCGGGCCTCGTTCTGGAAGTGGTTCTGGCGTTTCATTTATTCTTTCTATGGACATAAAATCTTTACGCCTTGGCACTGGGCCTGGTATTGGATTTTTTTGCGCAACATTAATAGGTTCAGGCAATTTAATGCCTGGAATAATTGGATCAATCTTCGCCAAACTTTCACGAATCTTTTCTAAATCTACTCCTGGTATGTTGAATACTGGGTCGGACCTCGGCGCTGGTGTTGTTACTGGTTCATCCCTATCGTCTATGCCATTGCCATTGCCATCTTGAAAATCTGCTGTTCTAAATTGTGGTCTATACTGATCTCTGTATATGTCTAATTCTTCTCTAAATTCTCCCGCCGAATCGTAATCGCTTCGCTGGGGCAACGCTGGCGCTTCTCTTATTGGCGTATCGAAATCATAACCTTCAAAACCTTGGGGTACCACAAGCTCAAATCTGCCGCGTGGCATAAACGGGTTAAAGCCACCGCCCATGTAAGGGTTAAAGCCACCACCCATGTAAGGGTTAAATCCACCCATGTAAGGGTTAAAGCCTCCACCCATGTAAGGGTTAAATCCACCCATGTAAGGGTTAAAGCCACCCATCATAGGCATTTGTTGTTGATTCCT